CGTGTGGCTGTTCGGGTCGCGGTTGTTTGTCAGCCTCGCATCGTCTCCGATGCAGACGGTGCTGCTGGTGGAGCCGGTCGGGATCCGCGCGATGTCCAGCGTACCGCTTGTGATGTCGGCGGCAGCATGGCTGTGCGTTGCAGCAGCCGCACCGATGTCCGCAGGAGCGATCGCATCGCCGCCGCCAGTGTGGTGGCTGCTCGCGTGGGTGCTGGGCGCAAACGTCGCGGGCTTGCTCGTCACATCCTCCCATGCAATCGACAACGCTTCCGCAACCCAGTCGCTCGTCGCAGAGTCGTACACCAGCACATCGCCGTCCGACGCACCGCTGCCGACGCTGATGTCAGCGAGATCGGCAAGCACGAACGGAGGCGTGGTCAGCTCGACGACGTTTTGGGCAATTGGCAAACCGTTGGCGTCGTCCGCGCCGCTGTCGCCGCTGCCGATGTAGAGCCTCTGCTGGTCTTCGTAGTACGCGAGCTCGCCTCTCAGCAACGAGGTCGGAGGACCGCCGGTCCCGCGCTTGATTCGGATTGAGATAGGCATTGTGTGTTCTCAGACGGTCGGAGCGGATGTCTTGTACGGGTGCCCCGCTGGCAGATTCGCTTTGAGGCCCCATTTGTGGGCGAGGTAGCCTTCGACTTTCTCGCGGTCGGAGGTCGCGTATGAGCCGCTCGACTTCGCGCCGCAGATCATCTCTCCGATGCGCGAGCCAGATGAGAGGGGGAATACAGAAGAGTTTTGTCTTGCGTTAGCACCGATCGCAGTCCATGTATCAGCGGTCGTGCTGTGGTCGGTGTTGCTGGTGTTCGCGCCGCCGCTCGGATACGAGTCGGTTCCGATCAATGAGCCGTCGATGTAGTAGGACAGAGTGTCTGCTGCCCAGTCCAGCACAGCGACATGAATATGCCAATCGGTGTCGAATGGCGGCGTCGTTGAAGTTGCGACGAACTCCGTCACGCTATCCGCATCGAGTCGCCGCGATGTGACGGCCACGGAGTTGCTGTCGGCATGCAATAGTTGAAATCGGTACTTGGGAGTTGCAGACGTATCGGAACGGTTTGTCCAAGCGAACTGCGAGGCGGAGTTATTGACAGTGCCGTACTTCATCGCGACAGCCATGAGGGCACACGATCGATCCCGCAGCATCCCGCGCGCCGAGTTGTGGTCAAAATGCTGCGAGCCGTTGAACGCGATCGCGTCGAGGCCGTTTTGTGCGGCGGTGGCGATGGTCGGTCGGGCGGTGGTGATCTTTACGTTTGACGAGTTCACCGCATCGTCGGCATCGTTGCTCCCCGCCTTGTCCTCCCAGAGCGAAATGCTGCCGCCGCTCTCCGTAATTGTTGATGCGTCCGATGCGTCTAGCCAGCATTGAAGATCCGACAGGTTTGTCGGCTCCCAAGGCACATCGCTTTTCCTGACAAAAATCCAATGGCTCATGTTGTGTAGTCCAAGAGACGTTCTGCGATCGGACGCGAGTCATACGCACCCGTCACGGTGGCCTTCCCAAACCCTTCGCGGATGTAGTTGTTGACGGCCTCGGCGGTCCACCGCGAATCCCACGCGCCCTTGCGGTTCTCCTTCGCACGCTGGATGAACGTCACGAATGCGTGATACCGGCGGGCCGTGAGCTTGGCCTGAACCTCGGACATGGCACCACCACCGCTGGACGCCATTACCTCCCAGACCTTCTGGCGGTCTGCCTGCTTGATGTCGGCGTCCTCGTCGATGTACACATCCTCGTTTACCACATACGTCGGGTCCACCGACTGCATGTACGACACAATGTCACGCTCCGGAGCCGTCCAGCCCGCCGCAGCCTTGAATGCAACGAAGTCAGACAAGAAAGAGGAGGAGTCATCCAAGTCGCTTCGCAGAGCCTGCCACTGCGCAAACGTTCGATTACCACCGAACGGAGTTGCCGACTGCGAGTGGTACAGGTTCCCGTCGATGTCGTATGGCATGCCGCCCGCTGTAGCGTTGGCGGCGATTGCACCTTGGATCACTGTTCCCGACAGCACCGCGATCTCGTTGCCCGCTATTTCCACCATTGGTGCAGAGGTAAACTCTATCGATAAGCCTCTGGTGGTTTCATTTCGGTACAACGTGTTGTTCAGGATCTTGACGGTTCCGTTCCGTTGCGACCCATACTCGACGTTAGCCTCTTCCTCCTCGGGAGTTCTGTATGTAAAGATGCCCGAGAAGAACCCTCCGGGTCCATTGCTGCTTCGATGAAAGTGAGCCGCAACGTTGCCATCCATCACATACAGCGGATTACTATTGGAATTGAAATTGCTGTTCCACATCCCGATGGCTTTGCCCCATCCACCCGGCGGGAGCATGTGGTCATCGTGCAGAATCACGTTGTCCTTGTACAGCCCACCCAATCCGCCTTGCACAAATCCAGCGTCTTCATTCCACATGAATAGATTGCGGTCCACGACACCACCCTGACGCATCTGCACGCTGCCGCCACCGCCGTTGCGGCTGAAGATGTTGCCACGCAAAGTGATTTGCGCCTTGTTCTCGGTGTGCTCCGTCGCCACATAGATGTTTCGGTCGAAGTATGTGCGAAGAGGCTGCGCCCCCAATCCGGGAGCGTACTGCTGCCCATCCAATGGCGAGACAACTCCCGCAGTCCACTTCGTTGCGTCAAACGGATTCTCTTTGTATCCGTTCCGGTCGAACACGCATTCTTCAATCAACCATGAATCCGTTGGATATACCCCAACATTGGTATCGATGTTTGCCAAAAACATGCCTTGGTTATGAGCATTTGGATTATAGCCGCCAGAAATCACGCATCGTCTCATCTTGCAATTGACGTAGGATCCAATGTTTGCGTACCCACCCTGCCGCATACGGCAGTCTTCGATGAGGATGTCCTCGGCGTGGTAGTTGTCTATCGACGTTCCTAGATAGATGTCGCCGGTGAATTGAATCGACACCACCCGCATGTTGGTGGTGTGGCCTGATATTGAAATGTTTGCGCGGACTGGGCGCTCCAAGGCTGGATTGCCCCACGCAGTGATAACGATCGGCTCAGACTCGCTCCTCCCACGCAGCAAGCCGCCGTTCTGGCCCCTCAACCATAAAGCACTGTCTGAACACACATTCGTTGCATACGGAAGGTCTCCGCAGCCGCTTCGACCTTCAGTGCTGTAACCAAACGTGTCCCCGCGTTGCAGAAGCAGCCAGTCCGGGAAGCCGCGATGCGACTGTCCAATTGCATTGAGTTGAATCCATCGGCTCCAACCGCCGTAGACATCCGTCGTCCCGCTCTGGTAGAGATATGTCGTGCGACGAAGGCGCGTCTCGGCTCTCCAGAGGCTCTTGTACGCCACGATCGGACCCACCGGGTTCGTCGGGTCCGCGCCGATCTCCGGGTCGCTCGGCAGGTAGTACCCGCGGCCATGCACGTTCGCCGCTGCCACATCATCACCGTCTGTTGCGACATAGATGAGCCGAGAGTCGGCAGATGGCGTCAGCTCGGTCCAGCCCGCGGCGGGGAGCGTGCCGACCGTCGCCGCAGCAGTGCGAGTCGTGGTGCCCCCGCTGTTCGTCGCGGCGACCACGCAATCAATGATCGAGTCGGCGTCGGCGGCCTGAAGCGTGTACGTCTGCGAGGTTGCACCGGCGATCGGAGCAAAGCCTCGCCGCCACTGATACGTCGGCAGCAGCGGAGGCGTGGTCACGACGTTCACCGAGCCAGTCGAGGCGACCATGATCTGGGAGCCGATGCTGGCGTTCGGGATCGACGAGACCGGCGTTGTCGGTTCCGACACCAAGCGGATCGAGATTGGGCTGATGACCGGGGCCGGGATCGAGGCGTCGATGACTGCGGCGACAGTCTTGGTCGTGACTTGAACCGGGTTGGTCAGAATGATGTCGATCGAAATCGTGTCGCCATCGACGAGATCCACGGTGCCGCCAGACTGCTCGACCCAGACGCCGGTGATCGTTGCGGCAGTCTGGCCTGAGATCGCGGTGCCGTTCTTGCGCCACTGGTACGAAACGCTCGGCGTCGGCGTGCCGGTGAAGTCAACGCCCGCCACCGGCGGCGTGATGAACAAGATGTACTTGCCCGGCTCAAGGGAGAGCGTCTGACTCATTATGGCTCTCCGATCGTTGGGTCGTACGACGCGCTGAACGACGGAGCAACGAACGATCCGGTGAACGTGCCGCCATCAGCATCGGTGATGATGGTGAGAGCGGCGTTCGTTGACCATGTGTCGGTGCTGTCGGTGTAGATAACCGCACCAGATGCGGTGCCGGTGTTCCACTGAATGGCTGTCGAGTCTGCCTTCCACACTCCTCCCTCAAACCCAATCATCGCACCGTCTGCCGGTTCTCCAAGAGTGCCATACACCAAGGGACTGCTATTGAGTTCCGTGTCCCCGGCACCAAGAAGCGCTGTGCTTGCAAACGGCTGCTGATCGCTGGTTCCTAGGTGCCCTAAAGCGGACGATCCCTCTAGGGCAATAACCACTTCCCCCTCGTTGAGCGTATTTTGCGGCGTGTTTCCTCGCCATGTCGCTCTTTGGTCAGAGCGGAGCTTGATTCTGGTGGTCATCAGTAGGAGCCGCCATCCAGTTCAACCGAAGACACTGCTGCCCCGACCACGAACTTCTCTTCAGACTGGTCCCAAACCACCGTGCCATCGGCAGTGGGATATGACTCAAGCGTCAGCACGGACCCTGTAGGCTCCCACACGTTGTCTGTGGCGTTCCATGCCACCGTTGACCCGGCAGCGATAGATGCTTGAGACTTGACAATCAAAGGCTCGAAGGAGTCAGCATCCACCCCCGGAGTTCCAATGTTTGGAATCAAGGCACGGAACAGGATTGGGCAGGCATCAAACGCTACACCCCCGGACGCATCTGTGGTTCCAACGTAGCCCACATACTGCGTGTTGCTGCCAACCACCGACCACACGATCCCAAGCTCGCCCTTCAGAAGCTTCCCGCCGCCAGCAGCTTTGGCTGTGTTCCAGTTCGCTAGAGAGTCGTAGCGGTGATAGATTCTGGTAGGCATCGTTTAGTCGCCCTGATCCGCGTCCGCTCCTCCACCGTCAATGACCGCAGGATCAGCGAACACCGGGGACTGAATCGACCACGTTCCCGGCACCCCGCTGATCCCGCTGGTGGTGAAGTAGAGGTATCCACTGGACGCCTCTGCCCTCGTCAGCGTGATCGCTGCTGTGGATGCAAGGGTTGCCTCAGCCGTGTCAAGGTCTGCCTGAGTCTGTGCAAGGTTTCCCTGCACCGTGGTCAGCGTGGACGAGAAGCCCAGCAACGTGGACTCTTGAGCGATGTCAAGGTCGCCGTTCTCGTCCTCGGGGAGATCCGCAAGGTTTACCTTGGCATTCAAAGCATTCTGAAGATCGGTCTGGTTGGACAGCGTTCCAGTGATCTGTCCCCACGTTGCAGCCGCCTCGGCAGTGCCGCTGATCTCCTCCAGAGTCCCGGCGTTGGTCTTGATGAAGAGCTTGCCGGTGTCCTGAGCGAAGATCGGCTCACCGACCTCGAAGTCGGAGACGTTGGCAGCGAGGATTGCCGCCTCGGTGCCACGCCGCAGCTTCAACGGTGGGTGATTGCGTGCCATTTACCTTTCCATCCATGTGAGTTCATGGCTGGGGCGACCTTCGCCCCGGCTCTTGAAGTACGCATCAGTGAACTTGTCCATCTCCTTCAGCAACCGCTCCTGCTTCAGCCCTTCCATCCGGGCCTCCACATCCTGAGCCATCGCCTCAGTCCAGTAGCCGACCGCCATCGACAAGGCGTCGAGACGGTCATCGTGACGCAGAGACCCCCTGTCCTTGGTGACACGGGTCATCTGGTAGAACAACTGATAGCCCAGAGCCTTCTCTGTCGGGAGGTCTCTGGTGGACTCCCAGTCGGCCCTGATGACCGAAGGAGACACGACCAGCCTGTGCTGGTTCATCACCGGCTCAAGCGTGTCGATGATCCGCTTCTCCTTCTGCTTGGAGTGACGGACCTCCTCGACGGTCACGGGATAGATCGCCCGCAGGACCGGAGTCAGGAGTTGCGTGAACATGCCGTCACCGAAGTTGCTTTCGACGATGACGTAGTTCACCTTGTGCCGCTTGGCAGTCTCAGCGATCGCCTTGAGGGCGGAGTCCGAGTAGCCACCAGCGATGCCGCCAGCCTCGGGGATGTAGACCACCCCGTTGCACATCTTGGCGACCGCGATTGCCGTCTCGTCCGAGCCTCGACCGGAGGGGTCAACGGCAAGGACGCTGCCGGTGTACGGGATGTAGTCCCCCTGCACCCGTGCAGGACGGTGGTACTTGTCCCCGTTGAACCCGACACAGGGGACATCGCGGACCACAAGGTCGCTGCTGGATCCCCAGATGAGACGCTCAGGAGCCACATCGTCGTGGACATCCATCACGATCAGGTCGCTGAGTTTGAGCGGATACCGCTCCATGTCGGACAGCGAGGTGTCCAACATGAACTGGAGGTTGAAGCCTGAACGTCCGTAGGACGCCTCACGCTCCATCAGATCCTCTAGACCGAACCGAGCAGGATCGGTGGGATGACCCACCCTGTCCTCAACCCAAGCCTCGGCCACCACGGGAGCCAAGCGGTCCCCGTAGACCTCCATCTGCTTCTCAGACGGATAGCGGGCAGGCCAGACCCGGATCTTGTACCCACGCTCAGGGAGAGCGTTGTACAGGCTCTGCTCGGTCTGAGGCGTGCCCAGATAGATGATTCGACCGTCAGGCTTCAGGACGGCATCGAACTCCTTGACCGTCTCCGACAGCTTGTCCCGCATGACCTGAGTCATCGAGTTGTTCGCTGACTCAACGTCATCGGCCACGATCAGGTCGGCACGCGATCCAGTGAGTTGTCCCGTGATGCCCACGGACTTCACTGAGGGAGCGTGTGCTGCTGGAGCAGGACCGACATCGAAGGCGATCTTCGAGTTCCGCTGACCCTCCTGCGGACGCAAGTGAGACAGCAGATCGATCTCGTTGATAAGCCTCAAGGTGAACGTCGAGAAGTCATCTGCACGGCTCTTCGACGCCGACACCACAAGGATGTTCTTCGTCGGGTCCAGCAGAAGCTGGTGGATCACGAAAGCGGATGTGATCCAACTCTTGCCGACTCCACGGAACGCCTCCACGACCAGACGCTTGGGTCCGGTCTGGATGTACTCCGCAATGTCGTACTGGATCGGAGTCGGGTCAGGGAGGTTGAGGTGCTTCCAGACCAGCCACAAGAAGTTGCGGAAGTCGAGGAGACGCTTATCCGGTCCCAAACGCCTTGCTCCGCATGACATCCATCTTGTCATCGTCGAACGGCATGGTCAACGCCAGCTTCGCCAACGGACTTTCAGGTACTGCCACGCAATCGATATGGTTGTCCTTGAGCATCGAGCGGGCCACATTGAGATCGGCAGGAGTTGCAGTGCCACTCTTGATCCGCTCTAGCAGTTCCTTCACCAGAACGTCGTGAAGCTCCTCAAGGATCTTGCGTTCCATCAGAGACTCTTGTTCCAGATGTAGGAGATAATCAAGGACATTGTAGAACCGACCGCAGCCGCGATCCCAAGCGAGTACGCCTTGTGGTTCTCAAGGTCTCTCAATCTGTTGTCGTGCATTTCGAGTTTTGACTCGAATCTATGCTGCATGGACAGCAATGAATCCATTTTTCCCTCTAGCCTGCCAATGGCGACAAGCACGCTATTTTCCGGG